CGATCGTGCGCTGGCCAGCTCAATTCCAACCGCAGGGTGATGGGAATGCAGATGATTGCGCGCGGGCGACCTGTTGCCGCTGGACCGCGGTGTTGGCGGGCGCGAGTTATTGGCGTTCGATAGTGAGCAGGGCAAGTTACATGATGAGATCCGCAAAAACAAACTGATCTCGTCGGTCACGCTTCGTAAATCTGTCTCGCCGCCAAGCCCAAACTTTGAGGGTAACTTTCGAGGTAATGTCACTGAAAAAATCGGGTCCAAGGCACTAACTTCATAGCGAGACGGATCGTGTATTCGGTAGTCGCCGCCGCACCGACCAAGCTAAAATAAATTCCATGATATGGGTCCGACGCAGTTCGATTTTGCGATTTACGGCAAATTTACGGCACATACGTGGAAAAACAAAAAAGGCTACAGTCCAAAAACTGTAACCCTTTGATTTGTCTGGTCGGGGCGAGAAGATTCGAACTTCCGACCCCTTGCACCCCATCTACAAATTCAGTCGTCTACTAACGTCCAAAGAAATCCAATAAAATCGCCATACCGCCTTTACCTAAAGGCTGTATTGGATTTAATCGTCCAAACCAGTCCAGTGCGATACAATGGAATCCGCGACAGTTTTCTTACCAATTTCTTACCAAATCAAACTGATGACGGGGCGGCTGCATGGCGGCATATAAACTCACGGCAACGAAGGTCGACCGATTCAAACCGACAAAAAACGATGAGAGCCTTGCCGATGGCAATGGGCTTTACATTCGCTTTCGGCGCGGTGTAGCGAATGGTCTAACGCGCACTTGGATCTACACCTACAAGATCAGCACCAAGTCAATTTATGTGACGCTCGGCGATCACGACGCGAGCTTGCCGGACTTCGAGTCAGGCCTTTACCGACTTGCTCCAGGCGTGCGTTTGACGCTGGAAACAGCGCGCCGCATAGGAGCCGAGTTATCGGACTGGAGAAAGCGAGGACTCGACCCGAAAGCGCACATTGCCGCCCAGAGCCTTCGGCATGAAGAAGCTCTGGAGTCCGAGACAAAAAGACTCGCAGCCCTCGATGCTGCAACTGCGAACGATCGAAAAACCGTCCAAGACCTGTTCGACGCCTGGATCACCGACGGCGTGCGCCGCAAGGACGGCAACGCCGCGCTGCAGCGCACCTTCAGTGTGGACGTGCTACCCACCATCGGCGCCGTCGCGGTCAAGGACCTGACCGAGCAGCATCTGCGCGGCGTGCTGCGCGCCCTGGTCGACCGCGGCGTGAACCGCTCGGCCGTGATGCTGCGCGACGAGCTGACGCAGATGTTCCGCTGGGCCCGCAAGCGCCAGCCCTGGCGCAAGCTGCTGGTGGAAGGCGATCCGATGGACCTGATCGAGATCGACAAGATCGTGGCACCCGACTTCGACATGGAAAACCAGCGCACGCGCGTGCTGCCCGACACCGAGATCATCGAGCTGCGCGATATCCTCGCCCGCCGCCAGGCCGAGTATGAGGCGGCGCCGAACAAGCGCACCGTGCCGCAGGTCCTTGAGCCGACCACGCAGCGCGCGGTCTGGATTATGCTCTCGACCATGTGCCGCGTCGGCGAGACGTCGATGGCCAGGTGGGAACACGTCGACCTTAAGGCCGGCACCTGGTTCATCCCGAAGGCGAACGTGAAGGACAACGTCGGCGACCTGACCGTCTACCTATCCGCGTTCTCGCTGGGACAGTTCCGCGAGTTACACAAGCTGACCGGCCATACGGACTGGTGCTTCCCGGCCCGAAGCGAAGAAAAGCACATCGACGTGAAGGCGATCACCAAGCAGCTGCGCGACCGTCAGGCCATGTTCAATAAAAAGCGGGACGGCACTCCGCGCGAGCCGCTGAAGAACCGGGTGAGCGACAACACGATGGTGCTGGGCGGTGGCAAGAACGGCGCTTGGACCTCGCACGACCTGCGCCGCACTGGCGCAACCACGATGCAGAAGCTCGGGATCTCGCTCGACATCATCGACCGCTGCCAGAACCACGTGCTGGCGGGCAGCAAGGTCCGCCGGCATTACCTGCACCACGACTATGCGGAGGAAAAGCGCGCGGCTTGGGCGGCGCTGGGCCGGCGCATCGAGCAGGTGCTCGCTGGTTCGGCCGGGGCGGAGATCATCGCTTTCCCGCGCGCATCGGCTTAGTCTGGCGCGGCCTCGGTCGGCCGCGTGTCGATCTCGCAAAGCCAGGACTGGGCAAAGTCGACCAGGTCGCCAGTCTCATTGCGTACCCGCTCAAATCCGGACAGCACGAATTTACCGTCGTTCGCCCAGATAATGTGCGGCTCGACCAACTCCATAGGTGCCGCGCGCATCTTGGCGTGCAGGCGGGCCAGCTTGACCGGGCGCCGCAGCCCCTGGTCCGTCACATCCATGATGACTAGCGTACCCTTGTAGATGGCCGTACTACGGTCCCTTAGCATCCGCCTTGGGATCTCAACTCCGCGCCGCCGCATAGGGGTCACAATAACTTTCACAACATCTCACCGATACTGTACATGCATACAGTATATCGGCTGACGTTTTATTGTAAAGTGCCAAGAAGACAACGCGGAGGCGACATGTGCGGACGATTCCACCAGAGCGACATATCGAAGGCCCTGAGCGATTTCGGGTGGGTAGAGGAATTCGTCAATCGCAGCGGCGCGACGCCATGCTGGAATGTGGCGCCGACGATGCGACGGCCAGTGATGCACGTCGAGGGCGGCGCGCTGCTGCTGGACGATCTGCACTGGGGCTACCAGGCGGGGTGGGCTCAGGGGAAAGTGCCGGTAGCGGTCAACGCGCGACTGGAGAAGATCACGAACCGTTATTGGGGTCAGCTGTTGACGCGCGGGCGCTGTATCGTGCCGGCAGATGGCTGGTACGAGTGGACCGGCGAGAAAGGCGCGAAGCAGCCGTGGCACATCCACCGCGCGGACGCAGGACCGCTCTACTTTGCCGCCCTCGCCTGCTTTGGTGAGGCGACCGAGCACGCGGCGTCGCACGGCTTCACCATCGTCACGGCCGACGCCCAGGGCGGCATGATCGACATCCACGACCGCCGGCCGGTGGTGTTCACCGCGGCGGACGCGGCAACATGGATGGATCCGGCGATCTCCAGCGAGCAGGCCGCCGAGCTGGCGCGGTCGATGGCGCTGGGGCCGGACAGCTTTGCCTGGTACATGGTCGACAAGGCGGTGGGCAGCGTGAAAAATCAAGAGGCGCACCTGGCCGAGCAGGCTTTGACGTAGATCAAATCAGAGTCCACGCACTGACCTATACTGAAGTCAGGAGGTCGCCATGGACAATCAAAACGGGGCCGTCGTTCCCATGCCGGCCTGGCTGCTCGAGCGGTGCATTGCCGTAGCCGCAGAGCTGGAGCGCATGCATGGCGCCCAGTTCGCGGCTGCATTTCTCAATGACATTGGCGTTACGCCAGAGATGTACAGCCACATACCTCCGGCCAAAGCAATCGATTTTGATCCTTCAATACCTATGCGCGCTCCCGATCCGCTCCTAAATTCCTAACTTTTTCTTAACATTCGCCACGAGTGGGCCAACCTCCTTCACCAAAGCCGCCAGACGGTCCTTCGTTACACCCAAGGTCCTTGTCCAGTAAGTGACCTCCCAAGCCTCATCCATATTAATCCTTGCGCGGTCCGGGTACCCGCTCTTTCCCACATCGTCGGACATGGTCTTCTCCTCGCTATATCGCTAGTAATATAGCAATGAAGTGAGGTACATTCCGTGCGCTGACGCACCAATCACCTTGCAGCATGCAAGCGTACGGACTACGATTTATATGCAGATCAGTTCTATAGCTTCACAGCGTGCGTGATCAAGGCTTCGTTACTTGGAGAGGTGATTGTCATGTCTGAGCGTTCTATTGCAATTGAAGATGGCAGAAAGGACCAACAAACTGCAGCCATCGTGCGGCATGCGATGACACTGATGGTGCTGGCTGGGCCCGCCGAGGCGGCCACCTACATGCGCCAAAATGACGTACCGCACTCAGTGATCGAAAGAGTGCTGACAGGTGAAAACTATAGAACGTCTCCACGACGTCCGCTGGTTTCCATTCCAACCAGGGTACAGACGAGCTAGTTGCACCCCGCTATCCGGCCTCCCGGCCCAGTTCGTACTTCCGGCCGAGGGCCGGCTGCACGCGCGCTATATTGCCCTGACGGCGGAGCTGGAGCACACGCATGGTACGACTGCGCGGTCGCTTTTCTCAGTGATAGCGGCATTGCGCCTGGCGGCCTGGTCGTAGGGATCGTGCGGAACCAAGGTACGCACCTAGCGGATGCGCTTTCCGAAATTTGACCCGGCGCCCGTCGGTTCTCTAAACCGGCTTTACCTTGATCTTTATTGAGGTTGCTCCACCAACACCGAAACCGAGGAAGCTGCCCTTGGCATCAAAGGACACTGAAAGCTCCATTTCAGTAATTTCGAAACCATCCGCGACGGACCCCACCAAGTCACTAATGGTTGATTTCATCGCTTCTTTTGCCTTCGACAGTCCCGTCTTAAGAGCCTTGGGAGTAACCACTGCAGCGTTCTGTAATTTGACCGGGACCTGAATGCCGGCCGCTCCTACGGTAAAGCCAGGTTCAACGTCGGAGCTGTCGCGACCCGCCGTCCGGCTGGACGGCTTCGCGGCCGCCTTCTTGGCCACCGGCCTCGCGAAGGCTTTGGCGGCTGCCTTCTTTGCTGCTGGCTTTGCCGCGACCTTTTTGGCTGCGGCCTTCGCTGGGGTTCCACGCATAGGGCACTCCTTCAATTTCCAATCGGAATAACACACTATCGCCGCAGACGGAAAATGTAAAGTTAACAATGTTACTTGAACCCCGCAATAGCCGCCTCCTATCCTGTAACCGAAGGTATCAATCAAACAGTGTTGCGCCACCGCCACCAGCAATAAAAAATTAAAATATTTGCATTAAAAAAGGGCTATGATTTATTGAATGCGGGAACTATATTGAACTGTCAAGTACCTGCGAACCGACGCATAAAATCGATCGCAAATGAGGTGCAGGAAAATGTCGAACAGCCAACCGACTTGGGATTTCAATTTATATGATCCGGGGTTCGCTCGACATGCACCAGACACTTCGACGGCGGCTCGATCGTCAGCTGTTGCATTCGAAGTTCGTGTGCGCAGAGAATTAATAGAACACGGGGCATTTTTTCGTTCGGACGGCAGTTTAATTTTCGAAAAGATCGGGCTAAAAAAATCGATTCCTCTCTCGCCGCTCGACCTCGTCGGGACGGAGAAAAGCCTATTTACGCACAACCACCCCGACGGTAGCTCGTTCTCCATCCGCGATGTTGAGACTGCGATCCAACAGGAATTATGTGAACTGCGTGTGGTGGCGCCGGACTGGCGACACATCATGCGGCCCTATCGTAATCAGCACTGGCCAAGTCGGCCGGCGATCATTTCGGCTGTTCGAAACGAAACGTACAAAGCCTGCACCGAAGTTCATGGCATGATGAACAGTGGTCAACTATCGTACCAACACAAGGATGTGGAACTACAACATCAAATCTGGCATCGCGTCGCACATCAGTTGAAATTTGAATATATCAGGGAGGCATCCTAAATGGAAACCCAAACGATTCAGTCCGACGTCGACGATATTCTGGCAAGACTTTTGCCTCCCCTGGGTTTCGAGGAACATCTTGTAGTCCTGACGCGCGGCTATTACGTGTGGATGCGGGCAGAACAGGTGCTGCCCGATGAATCGATTTGCCTATACGATGGCGACTGCCGGGACGTACTTCTTCCGACCGACCCGCGCCTAAAACACCGCTTCCAGTGAGAAATCCTACAGACATCCCTCAATAGCCGCGCGCAGCAGGGACTCGTACTTCCTGCCGCGCGGCCAGTCCGCCGCAAGTGCTAAGACCTTTTCGCCAGGGCTGGCACCCAGCTGCAGCCTGTCAAACTCAAACATCGGCGCGGCGGGGACGTCTGCCTCCTTCAAGCACGGCCTGTAGACCGGAATCTCCACGGTCTGCGTCGCTGGCGGCGCGCTGGCGCACCCGGTCAGCAGCGCGATCATTAGCAGCATCGCCTTCATCGCACGTCCTCCAGCAGCTTGTTTACATAGGGCATCGCGTCGTCGCAGCTCGTCGCATGCGCGCCGGCCAACTGCTGCAGCGCGCCGTCGAAACGCTTACCCTGCTCTGCCGCTTGGGCCCGGGCAGCAGCGCCGCGCGCGTCCGCCTCGATCTTGGCCTTGGCAAGCGCTTCGGTGGCGCGGTTCTGCTCGCGGATCGCGCTCTGATAGTCGTCGGCGCGGGTGTTCGCGGCCTTCAGGTCGACCTGGGCCTGGGCCAGGGCGCGATCCTTCAGCCACAGGGCCGTGCCGCCGGCCACGCCCACCACCAGCAGCAGGCCGGCCAGCACGGCCGTAGCCACCTTCCAGGCCGTTCCGGTGGCGGTACCGACCAGCGTGCCGAGCGCGCTCACGCTAGCACCTGCTGCGCGATACGGAACAGCGCGAGGCGGTCGTCCAGGCCATTGGTGCCGCCATTCACACGCCGCGTCACCTTCACCTGATCGCCGGCATCCGCCAGTTCGTTCAGGCCATGCGTCTTCCAGAACCAGCCAGCCGAGCGACACGCGCTGTCCGGCAGTTCAAGCAGCTGCGGATGCTCGAGCAGATCCAGGCCCAGAGCCGCGCCGCACGCGGCGTAATTGGCGCGCCCGGTGATCTGGATCAACCCCCTGCCCTTGTAGCGCCGCCCGTCGCCGGGCCAGGTGTTGCCCAAGTCCTTGCGGCCCTCGTATGCGTCGCCGCTGGCTATTTCGAGCGTGTACCGCAGTTGCACCGACTCATGGCCGACCTGGGCGATAAATGACGCCTGGCGCGCCGGCGTGTCGATGTCGAATTCAGCCATGGCAGCGTTCAGCGCATCGAGGAAGCTCGGCGCGCGCTTTCGGGCGAAGGGCATGATCTGCAGCAGTTGGTCGAGGGTCACAATAGGCTCACAAAGGCAAGGATACCGATCAGGGAGAGCGCCAGCGTACCGACGGTCCGCGTGCGCAGCTTGGGGTTCAGGACGCCCCAGACGCAGACCCCCAGCACGCCGCAGGACACGATCTGTTGTGCGACGTGGCTCATTTGTCGCTCCCGAGGAATCGGCGCTTGAGCGTGCCAATGAGGTCGGCGGAATTGATCTCCACGAACAGTTCTCGCACGACGGCCAGTGCAAAAAGGCCGACGAGGAACTCGAGGAGCGCTGGCACGTGTTCGCCTGGGATATGCCAGAACTCAATCGCAGCTGGGGCAACATAGCCGGCGCAGGCCAGGCCGGCGGCGAACGAAGTCGCCTTCTGCCATAGCGTCAGGTCAGCACCCAGGAATTTCAGCGACAGCGCCGCACCCACCGCGCCGGGTAGATAGGTCGCAGCAGATTTGATGGCGGTCGCCACAATGGCGGTGCCGGTGGTTACAGGATCGGTCATGTCGGCCTTTGCATGAAAAAACCCGCCGAAGCGGGTCTGGTTGGTTATGGGTTGATGGCGAGTAGCGCTGTCTCGCCGACATGCGACAGGTCGGCAAACAAGGTGCGCCCGGCCGCCTTGAGCGTGCTGGCTGCAAATTCGTAGCAGAAGAAGGCGTCATCCTTGGCCCAGTCGCGGCCAGGCGCGAGGCTCAAGCCCAGCGCGCCGAGCCAGTCGTACGGCACCTTGCGCTGGGCCTGCTCCGCCGCCCACGCCAGGCCAGCGGCCGCGTCCGGGACCTGGTACCGGCGCTCTCGGACAATGACCTGGCCATCGATGGCCGTGGCGTAATCGACCGCGCGCACGCCGTGCAGCATCGTCGCCTCGTAGCACTGGTCCGGGCCGACTACGATGGCGTGGGAACTGAGGGCGAGGGCGAAACGGCTACGCGGCATGGCCCAGCGGATCAGCCAGGACACAGGGTTCCAACGGCGGTGGGTGAAAATCACGGTGATGGTATTCGTGCTCATGGAACTCCTTGCATCAGGTCGGTAAGGTTGACTGTATGGATTGGGGTCACGCAGATTAATTGGACCAGCCCAGGGTCGCGGTGATGCCGGACGCGGTGGCGCTGTGGCCGGTGTTGTCAGTAACGATGCACTGCAGCGTGGCGCTGGCGCCGCCATTAGCGTTGAGAGCATATCCGTGCGAAACGGCACAAGCAGCGCTGGTGGAGAAGCCCAGCGAGCAGCTATTCGGGTTAGAGCTGAATGACCATGCGTAGGTATTTCCGCCACTGCCACCTGTGACTGACACACTGGGATTGCATGTAACCAAACCGGCGCCACCGGCAGAGCTGACGCTGTTCTCGCTGTTGTTACCTATGACGTTCAACGGGATATACGAGCTTTTCCCGTACAAATTCGACAGGCCGATTGTCCCGGATGGCACGCCGGCTAGCGCGCGCACATCGGAGTCACCCAAGCTGATCGGGTAGGCGCGGCCCGAGTTGACCAGGCGGATCTCGTTCATCACGTCGGTCAGGCTGATGGCGCCGGAGGCGGGGAGCGTCATTTCGTACCCCACAGGCGGCGCAGCGTTGCCTGTTGAATCGCGAAGCACAGCCCGCCGTAGTTGACCGTCAAACTGCCTTGTTCGTCCTCATGCACCGCTTCCGGCACGATGGCACGAATCTCCTGCGCGGAGCCGCCAACGGACGGGCCGCTGCCGTCGATCCAGTCGAACGTGCCAGCCAGTTTCATGTCTGCCAACGCGTCCAACTGTGCATCGGTCAGGGACTTCCAATTCTCCTTCTTGCGCTCGTCGGAGGTTTGTGTAATCTGGTTTGCAACAAACTGCCCCGAATCCGTCAGGTAAGCACAAAGCGCTGAGTTTGTCGAATTGACAAACTCAAGATTATTACTTCCGCCTACTCGGATCTGTTTTATGCCACCTGGCGTGTACAGGTAAAGGCCCGTATAACTAGCGCCTGCGTACAGATTTGCATTCGATCCGCCGGCACCGTAGGCGGTGAAACCCCCAGCGTATAACTGACTGTAGCCACCAGAAAGCATTGCAAAGCTCATCGAACCGCACGTCCATGTCCCTGTACCCATACCAGTTGATCCAGGCGTTGGACCAGCGTCAAAACGGATGTCGTGGTCGTTGGCGTTTGACGTGCCATGGAAGTCAAGATACCGCCCAACTTCCGCCAAGGCCCCCGGGCCAAATACTGAGGACGGCATCCCGCCCAAGTTGGCGAGTCCCGCGACTGCCGTGGTTGCACCAGTCCCGCCCTGCGCCACCGTGACCGCCGCCGCCGTCGACAGCAGCGTCCCGGAGGTCGGGAACGTCACCCCCGTCGCGCCCGTCATCGTGAAGGTCGAATTGAAGGCGCCGGCGAGCGCAAGATTGCCGCCCAGCGTGAGCGTCTTGCCGGTGTTCGCGACGCCGGTACCGCCATTGGCGCCCGCGACCACGCCCGTCACATTCGCCGAGTTGCCGGAAATATTTACCGTCAACGCATTCCATGTGGTGCCGTCGAATTTCTCGAACCGGGTGTTCGTGCCGCTGTAACGGATCGCGCCAGCCGTCAGGCCGACAATGCCCGTCGCATCGTGCAGCGCGGCCTGCGAGATGAACAAGTCGCGGATCGAGGCGAGCAGCGTCGTGTAGTCCTGCGTGACCTTCGGATTGGTGATGTCAGCTACTGCCATTGAAATGCTCCTGAGTTAAAACACGCCATCGCACTGCCAAGAGAACGGTCCCGAGATCCGGGTACCGGTTTTGTCGAACAGCAGGACCTTGAAACTGGTTGGATTTACGACGGCCACGTAGTCGCACGCCGCGAACACCGCCGCCGTGCCGCCCGCCTGGATGAATGGCGTCGTCGCGCTGATGAACGGCAGGTTGAAATTGACCACCGTGCCACCGACGTCGGTCGACACAGCATTGCCGGTGCCGCTGTCGCGCCGCTTCTTGCTCGACAACTTGAGATTGATGTTGGTGATCGACAGCAGATTGGCGCCGCCGGTGGCGGTGAAGTCGTAGCGCATCTTCACGTAGCGGAAATTCGAGGCGACGATTGAAGACAGCCCTGGGCTATCGGTCCATGCATCGCCCCAGGCTAGCTTGTAGCTGATCGTCGGTGTCACCGTGACCGTGCCAGCCAGCGGCTGCGACGTCATCGTGGCGGTCACCGACGTCGATGTCAGCGTGCTGCCGTAGTCGACGATCTCTTCGTAGTAACCGGTGGTGTTCGACTTCTCCCAGAAGAACGGGTAGCCCGCCGCGATCTGGTCCGCCGGCGTCGTCCAGCCATTGCTGGTGAAGTGCGACTGCCAGGATTCAGTGGTCAGTGCGGCGTAGAGCGTACCGCCGTCCCGCGTGACGTTGTTGGCCTTGTACGGCACCAGCCGCACCCAGTCGATATCGAAGATGTCCGCCGAGGTGTTGCCAAACTGGAGCTGGACGTCATTGATGATCGAGGACATCCAGTCGCTGCCGCCAGCCGTCAGTGCATCCATGGTGAACGTGACAACCTTCAGTTCGCCGATCGCGGGGCTGGTATCCGCTGTCGTGGCCATGTAGCTGGTCGACATGCCGTGGCCTGCCGTGTCGTATTTGCACTGCCCTACCCACCCGGCACCGGCCACGCGTCGCAGCCGCACTTGGATCGTCGGGTACTCGCAGCCGTACAGGATGAAGGCGTTCAGCTGCTTGGCGATGATTGGCGTGGTGCCGGTCGAGACGACATGCAGCACCTCCGGCTGCAGCGTGATCGTGTCGCCCGCGCCGGTCCAGCCCTGTGTATCGCTGGCGAATTCATAGAGCAGACCACCAAAATCGGCGTTGTAGTCGAGCCGCAGGATGTAATCAGGCGGCTGGTTGACGGTTGCGGTAACGCTGGTCGGCGTGCTGGTGTTGCCCGCTGTGTCGGTGGCCTGCACCCAGTAGGTGTAGACGCCTGAGGCTTGTTCGAAGAAGCCGCAGAACCGGCCATTGCCGTTGTCGCCGATGCTGATGCCTGCCGCCCAAGTCGCGCCGCGGCGCACGTCGTATTTCTGGATCGGCAGCGTGGTCGTACTGTCGGACCAGTTCAGCAACACGTTGTTGTCGATCGTCTGCGATGTGACCGCCGCATCGGAGGGGTTGGCGATCGTGATCTGCACGCTCCCCGCCGGGCCGACGTTGCCCGCCACATCGACGGCAGCCACCCAATATGTGCGCACGCCGCCGTAGCTGATCTTCTCCAGGAATTGCGCGCTCTTTGGCATGTCGAGCGTCACGGCGCCCGCCCATGCGGATCCGTAGCGAACCTCGTAATGGTCGATCGCGTAGGCACCGACGACTGTCGGCCAAACTAGTACAGCCATCTGGCCAGCCACGCGCGCGGTCGGCGCCACGACTGCCGGCGGCGCGACAGTGACCGCCAACGTCGTAGCGTTGACCGATGGATTGCCCGTCGTATCCACTGCCTTGATGCGGAATTGGTAGGTGGCCGCGACCATCGGCGGCAACAGACAGGAATTCCCTGCGATGCTAGTCACCGGCGCGGCCGTCGCCCAATCCGCTCCGCCGACGCGGATCTCATAGTGGTCCAGGTCCACGTCGGTGTTGTCGGTCCAGCGCAGCCGGGTGCCAAAGTTCTCGACCGCCGAGGCAAGGCCAGTGACATCACCAGGTGGGATCGACAGCCCGAGAACGGTGTAGTTCAACGTCTGCGTGTCCACTTTGCGGCCCAGGCCATCAATGGCCGTGACTTCGAACATGTAGCCGATCTGACTCATAGATGGGAAGTCGGCCGACGATTCAAGCACTTCGCGCGTGACCCATGCCCCACCACTGATCGGCCGGTACCGGACGCTGAAGCGCGGCGCCGTGCTGGTCCACGACAGTGTGGCGCGGATGCCAAAGCCAGCATTGGCCACCACGTACAGCGCCTCGGCAACGCCCATGTTGGTCACCAGCAGGCTGGCGTTTGCCTGGCTGGTCGGCGCCGGCGTGAAGGAAACGCCGTTCTCGATCAGCGCGAACTTCTCGGGCGCGTGTTCGACCGCAGAGACTTCGATGATGTTCGGCTCCACCTCGGCCAAGCTAACCACGCGCCAGACCTCCGGCACCAGGTCGCTAGCTGCAAAAATGAATACCGCATTGGCCACTGGCTGCGCCGGCAGAGAAGCGGTCAGCGTCAGCGTACTGGTCGAGCCGAGGGAGCCAGTCACCGAGCTGCTGAAGATCGAGCCATCTTCCAGCATGATGCTCAGCGAGTAAGTTTTGCCGGACGCGATGACGACCGGAGCATCGAGCGTGACAACGCTGCCGGCGATGGACTTGATCCGGCCGCCCATGCGGTTGAGCGCGCGATTGATGTCCGACGTCTTGATCAACGCGCCCGGGTACATCGCGCCTTCGATGCTTGTGCGGAACGTCACCACTTCCGTTTCATTCGATTCGGAGTACAGCAGCCACTGGCCTACCCGGTGCGCCTGGCCGCGCGACGTGCAGCCAAAAGCAACCAGGCTGACAGTCTTGACGCCGTACATCGTGATCGCCGCGTCGTCGGCCACGTATTCGACTTTTTGGCGGTAGAAGTCGGCCGGGTCGTTCCACGAGATCAGCGCGACCGTATGCCGAGCCTTGATGCTGGTGCCTACGTATCCGAACGCCCCATCGATCACGTTGGCATTGGTGAACAGCGATATCGGCGTCGCCGGTGCGTCCTGCACGACCATGATCGATCCGGTTGCCCAGAACGTGATTGCGCGGAATATCGACGCCATGTTCTGCACGACCTGGTAGGCCTCAGCCTGCGACTGCAGGTAGAGATTGCAGGTGAACCGCGGCTCGTAGCCGCCGAATCCGTTGGGCACCATCCCATCGCAATACTGCGCGATGGTGTACAGGGTCCACTTGTCCACCTGAGTCAGGTCGATAAAATCGCCAAGCCCATACCGCTTGCTCGTCACCAGGTCGAAATAGCACCATGCCGGATTGTCAGTCCATGCGAGCTTGAACGTACCATCCCACAGGCCGGAGTAAGCCCGGGTGATCGGATCGTAATTGCTCGGCACGCGCACGACCAGCAGCTTGACGTCGTAGGCGCGCGTCGGGATCGACGAGAATTGCTGGCTGTCGATCGACAGCGACACCAGGGCCGAATTCGGATAAGCCAGGTGCGTGGGGTTGACCGCGGTGTACAGGTCCCAGAAGGTCTTGTTTTCAAGCGTCTGGACGGTGCTGTCCGGCGTAGTGCGCGAGACGCGGATATCCCAGGGGCCGGCCGCATCGAAGGAGATCACGTAGGAGCGCTGGTATTTTGACGAGGTCTTGCCCGTGATCGTGTCGGCCACCTTGTTGACGTAGCCGCCGTTGTTGCACTGCAGGTCGATGGTGATCGCCACACTGGCGCCATTCAGGTCGCCATTCTGGATGTTCCGTTCTTGCAGCGACGGCAACGAGACCGTGACCACCGCATAGGCCAGATTAGGATCGGTGATGCGCCGCACCACCGGCACCGCTTGCTTGACTTCGACGCCGACGGCGGTGTCGTAGCGCACATCCTCAGTGCCGAAGGAGATCGCATTAGCGTCCGGGCTAGTACCACCCTGCGACTGCGTGCCGGTGCTCCAGTACAGGTGAACGTCGGCGAAGTTGGACGAGCCGTCCGCATTTTGGAGGGGCGTCTCATTGAGGTAGACCGATTTCGCCCCGTCGACCAGGCCATAAATCTCGCCCTCGCATAGCAGATCGAGCACGTGTGCGAATTGTTTTGAGCGCAGGGAATCGGTTGCCTCGACTGGGGTGTGTGCGCTTCCGCCGCCGCCCTTGCCGCCGCTCATAGGTCCACCTGGCCGTAGTGCCCGCGCCCGGTGTAAGGACTCGTCGGCGCGCTGCGCACCGGCGCGACGAATCTCTGCTCAACCGACATACCGGCCGACACGACTTGTGAGCCGACGATCATCCGCCCATAGCCGACTGGCACCGGATTGCCCTGCGCGATCGTGTTGACTGGGCCATTGAAAGCATACGAAGGCTCGCTGCCTGGCTGCTCCTTGGGCGATGCCGTGCTCGGCGCCGACATCATCATCTGCGAAATGCCGCCGATAATCATGCTTGTGCCGAAGCTCAGCGCCATCGTGCCGCCCGTGCCGGCGACGAGCCCGCCAGCCGCAGAGTACGAGGCGCCGCCCGTATAGAATGCCGCAACAATAATCAGAATGCCGACTATTACCTGGCCCAGTCCATTCTTGGCGCCAGAAACTACCGGCACGATTTTGATGGGTGCAGTGCCGCTCTGGAATGTCAGATCGTCCATGCAGATTTGGCCCTTTCCCACGAAGATGCGATAGCCGGGTTTGTGGCCGGCAATCGCTGCATCGAAGCCGCGAAGGTTGGCGCATAGCGCGCGCACCGCCTCCGCGGGGCTGGCCACATCGATCGAGAACACCTTGCCGAATTGCTTGGCCAGGTGCCCGTACAACCTCACTTCACGCATAGCAAATCCTTGTGCCGAATAATTTTTACGGTGCACTTCTCCCAGAACCCGCCCCACACGTCGACGCTCGACAGGCGATGCTCCAGGTGCTGCATAATTTTTCCGTCGCCGACATAGACGGCGCCATGGTTCGGCGTGCTGGCCCCGATCTGCATCAGCAGCACGTCGTGCAAGGCGATCTGGTCCACCTGGACGAAACCGGCCTCCTCGTAGTGCTGCAGGTACATGCTCCCGCCCGTCTCCCAGAACCGCTCCGGGTGCGGGAAGTCCTTGAGCGTGATGCCGAGCGTGCGCTGGTAGTAGTCCTGAATCAGCGTGTAGCAGTCGAGCACCGTGTACGAATAGACCCGGCCCACCAGCGGCGCGACATAGCCGCTCGGGGCAAATTCATGGATAGCGCCCGTCGGCCAATTGACGATCAGCCACGGCAGGCCGGACGCTTCGCAGCCGACCAGGTCGGCAGCGCTTGGTAATGGCGCCACGTTCGGGTGCGAGTGAACGATGCAGGTGATTTCACCCTCATCCTCGGCGCCGGCGTAGTCCTCCGGGTGAATCGAGAAATGATCGTCGGCCAGCGCGATGTTGCGGCATGGGTAGTAGCGCTCACGACCGCGGCGCACCACCACGACACCGCACGACTCGCGCGGATACTCGGCCTGCGCATGGTCGCGGATCGCCTGCAGGGTTGATTCGTCCATCGATCGCCCAATAAAAAACCGCCCGAAGGCGGTTGTGTTTGTCGAAATGCTGGTCACCGGACTAAGCCGACGCCTGGGAATCCCCCATAGGGCAGGACCCCGTTCGCGCCGAAGCGCAGCTTGCAGCCACTCAAGCGTTTGCTGCACTTGTCGAGTGCAGAATTCGATGTCGGGACGTCCATGGCATCCGCGACCGGGCCGCCGGCATACCCACACTCGGACGAGCGGTACACCCAAGCGCAGCAGTTCTGGATGACCTGGCGGCGCGGAAGCATCACTCCCTGAATGTCGAAGGCGCTGGCCAGCTCCCATTCAATCAGCAGCGGCGTCTCGTTCGATTTGCGATCGACATAGAACACGTCGTCAGGGAAGTGCTGGTTCGGATCCGCGGTCGGGTTGCCGGCTGAAAAATTGACGGCATCGAGAAAGCGCGCGTACGTGCGTCGACGCGTCACCTTGCAACCCAGGTAGTACGAGCTGGCGCGCGCCGCGCCGGACAGCAGCCCCTGCGTGTTGGACGCCTGCAAAACGGGCCGTGGCAACGTTCCGGAGCTGCGCCGGTCGAACCCGGTCGCCTTGATCGGGAAGCGCGAGTAGACCTGGCCCTGCCATGTCACATCGGCGCTGAGCTCGTTCGTGCCAGCGTGGAAGCGCAGAACGCCGCCGGCGTACTTGGTCAGGTCCAACTCGTACAGTTCGACCAGCGCCGTGGGCGCGAGCAGTTGGACTTCCGTTGCAATAGTGTTCGACATATCAGTTCCCGAAGTCTTGCTCGAAGGTCGCGCTACCGCGCCAGATAGCGCCAGGCTGTTCGCTCACGCCGTACTCTTTGCACGTCCATCGCTTCGCCACGGCCTCGCCGCGCGCGGTCCAGGTGAAGGCGACCGTGCCGCCGAGGGCATCGAGGAAAGCCAAAAAAGCCTGGGACGCCGCCAGCGTCCGGAAATTGAACGTCAACTGCCAAGTGGCAGGATTCGAATTCAGGCCGGCTGGGGTGCGCTGAGTGTAGCCATCGCCGAACGCCGCCGCGAGGATCTTCGGCCTCTTCGCCAGCTGCGCGGTCGCCGGCACAATCGTGAAGGTCGTCATGCCAGCATCCCGCCCATCCGTTTTTCCTGAATGATCGTCTCGCGCACCTTGTCGCCGATCAGCTTGCCCAGGCGCTCCATCTCGCGGCCGTCGCCCTTCGAATCAGTTTGGCTTTGGCCAGTGTCCGCGTTCACGATCACCTTGACCTCGATACCACCGCCCGCGCCGCCTATTTTGCCGTTCGGGATGATGGTGCCGGCGCCGGATGGCTTGAAAATCTCCGGCCCGCGCTCGCCGACCAAATAGGCCGAACCGCCCAGCACCGAGCCCCCGCCCGCCCGCGCCCCTGCTACATCGATCGTATTGCCGTAGCCATCCCATCCGGACGAGCCCGGGCCACTCGATGGCTGGCTTCCGCCAGCAAAGTAACTGACGGCCATGTTGACAAGGCCGGCAATCGCCTTCCTCGCCTGTATCCGCGCGAGGTCCGCCAGGATGGACGAGGCAAGGCTTTTGAAACTGAGTTTCCCGGTCATCGCGAATTGAACGAATGCATCCTCGGCACCGTGGAAGGCATCGGTCATCACATTCCCGATCTGCGCGCCGACGTTGCTCGCCTCCTCACCGTATCGGGTGACCGAGGCCTGCAGGTTCACCCACGGGTCGCGCTGTTGGGCATCTGCCTGGTCGTATAGCGCGTTGCTCTTCGCGATCGCAGCCTTGGCAGCCTCATCGAATTTGGTTCGATCGATGGGGTTGTCCGCTCCAGCCTCCTTCTGCCTCTGGCGGATCTCTTCTTCAACCTGCAGCTGAATCCGGCGTGCCGCGGTGAGTTTGGCGACCTCTAGCGAGGACCGGCCGTACATCATGATTTCGAACTTGAACTGCTCCGCCGCCTGATCCTGCTGGATCACCCACTCCTTCATCTGAATGTTGAGCTGGGATTGCGCGTCGGAGCGCTGCAGCGTCGCCAGCGTGGCTTCATTCCCAGCGTCGCGAATAGCCTTTTCCTTCTTCGCGTTCAAGGTGTCAATCTTCGTCTGCTCGGCTTCGCGCTCGGAACCTTTTTTCAGGGTGTCGCGATAGCGCGTGGCCTCGGCTATTTCGCCGTCGTAGGCTCTCACTGCCGCAGCCAGCGCATCCTCTGCCGCCTTCTTGCGGTAGGCGGTATAGTCGGCCACGCTCACCAGGTCCTGCGCGCGCATCTCGGCCATGTACTTGTTCGAGAACTCAATGCCATCGAGCTCTTTGGCCATACCCTCTTCCAGATCCTTGATGCGGCCGGCGTTGATGTTCTTCGCCAGGCGTGCGGCCTCTTGTGCAGCTTCGTTGGCCTTGCGCTGCATTTCGCGATCTTCGCCGGACGTGTTGAAGTCCAGAGACTTCTCCGGCGTGCCTGGACCAGGGGAATCGCCCTGTTTTTGTGCAGCCTTGCGCGCGTCGATCTTTGCCTGCATGGCCTTTCTGGTAGCGTCGACCTCCTTATCGAGCAGGCCGGCGACCCTTTCGCCATATTTCGCATACGCTTCCGCGAAGTCGTTCTGCGATTGCTTGGCTTCCTCTGCCGTGCCGATAAACCCCGAAGCTGAACTCTTCACGGAGGCAGCGGCCAGGGAAATAAAGGACGTACCAATTTGGATGAGGTTAGGAATTACCTTAACTGTATCGATCACCAACGCCAGCGCCATGACGCTCTCATCCGCCCAGTCTTCGATGGAATGATCCTTCGCTAGATCCTTGGCCGCGCCATTTACCAAATTCGTATTCTTGGACGCATCCAGCATCACATTCGTGAAATCGGTCATCGTGGGCAGCAGCGCCGTGGCAACTGTCTTGAACAGCATGCCCTTCTGCGCATCCAACTTGTTGAGATCGCGCTGATACTGCCGCGCCGCCGTCGCCTGAGCATCGGTGACCTTGGCCTCAATATTGCCTTGTTCGGCCATGAGCTTTAGGGTGGGCAGCATGTCCGCGCCAGATTTCCCGAACAGTGCCTGCGCGATCGCGGCCTTGCCTGCGCCATCCTTATACTCGCCCAGCTTTTTCGCTACCTCCATGATCATGACGGCAGGATCTTTCAAATTGCCGGCCGAGTCCTTCGCGCTCAGGCCCAGGTAACTCAATGCCAGGCCAGCGCCCCGCGTTTCATTATCGGCACCTGCCATGCCCTTCGACATTTTTGCCATAGCTGCGGCCACGGCATCAATATCACTACCCGATTGCTTGGCAAAGAACGCCAACTTCGACAAGTTCTCGACGCTGGAACCGGTCTTTTCAGAGATGGTTTTGAGCATGGCCATCCCGTCAATCACGCCCAGGACTTTATTCTTGATCCCGTCGTAGCTCATTCCGACGGCCGCGCCGAGCAGCATCCCTTTCCCGAGTGAGATGGCGGCCGAGGTAGCCCGGCTTGCCTGGCTCTCCAGGCCCTTCATCGCCTTCTGCACCTGGTCGCTGCTGGCCGCCATCCTCAACATCGACTGGTCGGTTTTCTGAGCAGCCTTGTCCATATCAGCCATGAACTTCGCCATATTTGCTTCGAGCGATACGACCAGACCTGGAAGATTTGCCATGGTTATCCTGAATGAAGATATTGCGCTGCCGTAGTGCTATTCGGTGGGCTGCGGGCCAATGCCAAAAATCGCCGCACGGATCAGATTCGACTGTGCGACAGGATCATCGAGCAGGACCGGCTCGTCGTCCTGCACCTGCTTGCCGGTGCTGCGCCAATGGATGAAGTCGGCCGCCTCGTAAGGCTCCGGTCGTTTCTCGTGGTTGCGATTGACGTTGGCCAGCACCGACGTGGCCACGCCGTGCCGCTGGTCGGCGACCAGCTCACCAAATGGCTCGAGCTCGTAATAAGCCAGCCACTCGGTGAACTCGGCCGAACTGATCTCGGCCTGCGCCTGTCTTACGCTTTTTCCGAGCTGGAGGGCGAGACGGAACCAGAATCGTCGCTCTGGTCGCTCAGAGAGTTTTTTACTGCGTCCTCGACGGAGTTGCCTCCCAGGCCGTTCAGCCGCATCGCCACGGCGGCTGGGGCGTCCAGCGAAGTGGCGCTCTTCGCCTGCAGCTGCTCCATGTCCTCCATGGTGAACAGCCGCTCGCCGTCTTCGTCGATGCAGGTGGTGGCCAGCAGCGCCGCAGAGAAGCGGCCCAGCGGCACACCCTCGTCCGATGCGATAGCGGCGCGGAACTGGTCGCGCTCCTGGCCGGTCATGGTGCGCACGCGCACGGTACCACCCCACAGCGGAACTGGCACGTCTTCATGCGGCAGGTCGGCCGCGGTGAGAATTGCGGATTTGGTCAACAGTGTCATTGTGAAATTCCTATTACGTGGGGTGTTGAGGCGGCGATTACGACCAGGTCACTGGCCCGGTGATCTTGGTGTCGGTCTTACCCTTCAGGACGGCGTTGACGCCGCCGGCGATCGGCATGGATTTGATGAGCGCATTGAACGTCGCGACCTTCGTGTCAGGGAGCGTCAACCGCAGGCCGGTAACCGCGCCGCTCACGCGCGCCGCGCGCAGGGCGTTCTGCCCGTTGTCGGCATTGAGCGTCTTGAGTTCGAAGCCGAATTTGCCGTTGTCCACCAGGCCGTTGATGTACTCCATGGCCGTGCTTTGCAGGTCTGTGGTGTCGATGTCGCTGGCCGCACCGTCGAAACCGTCAAAGGACAGGAAGCCCAGGACCTGGGTGTACGTTGCTGGCGTCGCCGTGCCGCCCGAGGTGTAGGCCATGCCGGTCGAATCCTCATCGAGCAGGGCGAAAGTGTTCGCCGTGACATTGGAGACGATGTGGGTCTCGCCGTTCAGCTGCGCTGAGATGGTACCGACGATACTAGCCAGCGTCACTGCGGTGCCATTGGTGAAGCCGTGGCCTGCACTCGTAAAGATGGTGGGGTTGCCGGGCGTGATGGCGGTGATGGTTTTCGCGCCACCGGTGCCAGTGGCGACTTCGAGCTTGCTGCCTTGCGCGGAAATTCCGGACATGGTTTGATCCTTTGACGAAAAAAAACCCGCATCAGCGGGCGGGTTGGGAGTGGTGAAGCGGTTATTGGTGCCAGGTGGAGATGTCGAGCGTGGTGCGGTGCAGCTTCGTGTCGTCCTCGAAGCCGTCCATTTCCATCAGAATGACGTTGGAAACCGACCAGGCCTTGAGCGCATCCTTCATCGCGTCGACCAGCGACTCCAGCTCGGCGCCGCTGCGCGAATACACGTCCAGTTGGATGCGCGTGTTCGTCTCGTTGTCGGTACCACCATTCGTGTCGAGCGTCGAACCCTCGATGCCGACGACCCGAAAGAACGTGGCGTACGGTACAGTCGGATTGTCGCCAGCGGTGTTGCGATAGGCTCGGCCGGAAAAGATAGGGCTCGCCAGCGCGTCGAAGTCGGCCAGGATGCTCATTTAGTCAGCTCCTTCGCTGCCGCCTCGATCCCGGCGCCAAGCACCTCGCCGATCACCTCGACAGCGCGCTCCTTCTTCGCTTCGAACGCCGGGCGCATGAACGGTTTGGCGGACATCTTGGACGTGCCGAATTCTAAGAAGCGCCAGTAGTAGGCGTCGTATTTTCCGTAGGCAGCCACACCCTTCTGCCCGACACTGCCGTTTTTAGCCTGCCGCACGTAGACGGAGTATTTCGCGCTGGTCTCGCCTTTTGTGTCCTTCTCGCGCTTCATGGCGATCGCCCGTTTTGTCGTGCCGGACTTTACCTTCACCCGATTGCGGGCCTCGTTGCGCACCTCGGCCGCACCGGACGAGACCGCACGACGCAGTGAATTCTTCGCGACACGCGGCCCCAGCTTTCGCAGTGCATCGGCCAACTCCTTAAAACCGGTCAGGTTTTTCGTGTCAGCCATTGTTGATTCCTCGCGTGCACATCAGGTAGAGCCGGCGGTTATCGGGCCGCAGCACCTCCTCGATGTCATAGACATCATCGTTGTGCAGCACGCGCATCTTCGCCAACACGCCCGGGCGCTTCCAGATCCGAATGCGAGTCAATACCGCGTTCTGGGTGGCATGCGCGGCGAGGTACTGGCGGCCGGTCATGTCGGTGATCTGCGCCCAAATTTTTCCGTCGCCGGTCTCGACCACGTTCACCCAACCATCCACGAGGGCACCACTTGAATCCTTGCCCTCGCTGCGGCGCTGCAGGGTCACCCGCTTATCCATCTCGAAGGGGCTCATCCATACGTCCTGATCGGATCGAGCAGGCCTCCGATGAAATCTGACTGCACCGTACCCTTGAATTCCTTCGACGCAGGCTCCCATTGCTCGGCCAGGCGCGCCAGGATGTACAGGGCCGCGCATTCCGGCGTGGTCGTGCTGTCGGGTCCATATCCGCACGTGATATCGACGGTGACGGCATTGGCGCGCACCTGGGTCGAGGGCCAGGCCTTGCCGATACCGGGAACGATGTAACCCGGCTGGGACACGATGTCGGCATAGTAATCCGCAGGATCCAGGGTTTGCAGCTGGCCGGCCTGGTCGTAGAACTTGACGCTTTCCACGCTCATCGCCGGCGCGCGCGCCAGGCGGATCGCGGCCGGGAATGAATCGAGCGTGACGCGCCACTTCTGGGAGACAAAGGCGCGGCCTGTCGCGTGCTCGGCTTCCTGCGTGACGCCCTTAATCCACAGCGTGATCAGTCCATCCAGGGAGGTGTCGTCCATGTCGATGCGGAGCGTGTCCTTGGCCGAGGCCAGCGATACAGCCAGGGCCGCCGGCGGCGTGATCCGTTCTGAGGTCATCGATTATTCCTTTGAATTGCGACAGGGCGAATCGTCTGGCCACTGGCGGGCCGGGTCGTTTCTTCATTTCGGCGAGGGGTGTATCCGGGCCCAGCTGGCGCACGCGCATAGACGACCTGGCCGGCGACAATTGCCCAGGCGGTGTCGAAGACAATGCCCGCCTCCGTGACGGATGCGGCGGCGCTGATCATCGACGCCATGCTCGCATTGGCTGTGATCTGTTCCAGGCTGGCCGCTACTGCGATCATCAACGCTGAATTCTGGTCCGCTGCTGCGCCTGATTCAGTGATGGCCGCCGCAATCGTCGCGCCGGCCGGGTTGGATGTATCAGCCGCCGCGGCAGCCTCGCCGACAGTCGCGCCCATCACTGCGGCCGCGCCCGTTGTTTCGGCACCACCTGTTCCTTCCGCGATCGCAACTGCCGCAAGCGATACGGCGCTGGCCACCTCGGCGGCGCTGACCACTTCCGAGACCAGTAACCCGCCAACAGTCGCCGCGCCCTGGCTGTCGGCCGCCGCCGCTGTTTCCGAGTCCTGGGCCGCGAGCTGCGCAGCGGCAGCCGGCACATCCAAAGCCGCGCCTGCCTCGCTCACCGATCCAGCGAAGGTCGCGCTGCCAGTCGCTGTAGCATCGCTGGCCGTCAGCGTTTCAGCTCGCGACGCGACCAGCGCTGCAGTTGGAGATGTGGAATCCGTGCCGGCAGCAGCCTCCGCCACTTGCGCGGTGAACAGGCCGTACGCAGCCAGCACGTTAGCCGCTGCGATGGACTCAGCCACGGAAGTGGCCATGATCACGGTTGCACCGCAGTTGTCGACGGCGCTGCAGGATTCGACAAGTGCAACGGCAGAAGATGCCAGCATCAATAGCCGTCGAGGAAACTTGAATATCTGCCAGGGGTTATCCGCCAGGGATTTATGCTCCGCAGCCGATAGCGCCCGGCTCCACCTAAGGCCAAGGTAAGCGCGCCCAGTGTGCCCACTGGTCGCGTTCCAGCGATTCAAATTTAACGAAAAACTTCCAGCATCTACATTGCCTGTTTTTGCAGCCGAGCCTTCAGCAACACCATTGATGTATATCCTGATGTTTGCGCCGTCGTACGTGCCCCCAAATCTTAAATTCTTTACCGGGATTGCCGATGTGACGCTTGTCGCAGACGAACCGGAGCCCCCTGTTTTTACGAAGAAATTGAAAAATCCTCCGTTGCTATACAGTCCTGCGTTATAGCCGACATTGCCCGCCTCCACGTCCCCAAACAAAAAACTATTGCCTGCACTATCGAAGTCCGTCAGCAAAAAATATGTGCACTTATCTGCGACCTGCGAGCGCTGGCAGGGAAAGATGGAATATGCCGAAGTGGAAAATTGCTCACCAACCCCGGAACCGCCAACTCCTCTAATGGTCGAGTCCGAAGTTGGACCGCCCGCCAGGAGGTCGCGGCCCGATACGCCATCGATAACATTCAGCAGGCCCCGCGTGATGGGGTTCGCCCAGTCAATCGCGACCGCCCCACCTTGTGGCTGCGTATAGCGCATTGCTTACAGCCCAGTCGCTTCCAGCCCGAACGCCTCGAATGTGCTGCCGTTCGTGGCCCCGCCGGTCACGGTTGCATTGAGGAACATGTCCCCTTGCTCGGCAACGAACGTGAGATCAGTGACACTATTTGCGACCGTATCGCCGCTTGCGGTCCATACCAGCACCTTCTCACCCGTCACGCCACCGGTGAAGAACTTGACGGTCGGCGCGGTCGTCGGCGCGCTGGCGCCGTTGGTGATTCGGACGACCATGCGGCTACCCAAGTAGGCGGTACTGATATTCCATTCGCCAGCGGCGACTGAAGTATTTGCGGCAACGGTCGTCCCGGCTGCCGATAGCTGGCGGCGATTCTTGGTAGCGGCCATTATTTCTGACTCCCATCAGCATTGAATAGCGCTTCGGCCAGCTCTTGCGGCGCGTACGGGTGCGGCTCCAGCCCCAGCGTGCACAGCGCATCGGCCTGCGCCTGGGTCAGCAGCGCCGGAACCATCGTCTGCAAGGTGGTCTGCACCAGTGGTGAGCCGATCAGCAGCCGCCCCTGCTCTACCAGCGGCTTCACGTAGCGGAACTTCGCGTCGGTGTTAATCACGTCCAGCAACGCATTGCCAGCATCGAGGCCGAGAACCTCCAAGATGGTGCCGTTGCCGATCTCGCGCGCATTGCTGCGCGTGCGCCCCTCGGACATGATCCGGGCCAGATCTTCGCAGTCGCGGGCTGCCAGCGCGGCGGCGCAACGCGGATCGGCGTGCACCTGGTCGCGAAGCGTGGTCATTCTGCCGCGCCCGCTGCCGGCACTGCCTCGATCTCGCCCTCAGCGAAAAATCGGGCATGCTGCTCACCGTCGGCGCCGGTGTAGGCGACCTCGAACTGGACGTCACCGTCCACGATCTTGACGTCAGTGACCACGCCTTCGATGACGACAACCTTCTGGCGAACGGGGTCGCCCTTCTTATGTGCGAGTGGCATGGTGGCTCCTTAAATACTCAGCGAGTAGCTGACGGTGAGGGTGTCGCCGTTGGCCACGAGTTTGTCGCCACCAGTGAAAAGGCCAGCGCTGAAGCAGATTCCGGTCGTACCGTCTTTCGTTGCGACGGTGGTCAGGAAGCTGCCCTTGATCGTGCCGCCGCTGGTGATGCTGAACGACAGTGGCGAGCTAAGGGACTTGACGCCGGCGGATGCGGCCGACCAGGCGGCAGTCGGGCGCGCGGACTGCGAGTACGCGGGAGCATTGGTGCCGCCCGCCTCAAGCCAGCCAGCGTGCGACGCCATGGTGTCGCCGGCGGCCACGGCCGAATAGCTCGTCGCGGCGATCAGGCCCAGGTAGAACGCGGCGGTGTAGCCACTGCCGGCCAGGTACTTGTCCTCCATGTCGTTCTTGCCGGCCGTGGTCACCAGATTGTCGAAGACATCCTCCCACTTGAGATTGCCGTCGGCGTCATAGCAGCGCGCGGTGTAGACGCCCCGGGCTTGAGCTTGCTCAGCCTGATCACCGGCGCGACCGATCGACGCGCCGGCCGATGCCTGCGCGTTCCCTTTGTCGTGTTGCATATTTACCTCTTTGGTAGGTCGCCCCAACACACGCGGCCGCTGAATATCAGCGGCGGGCACGTGCGAGGGCTCGGGAAGATGGGTTTGTAGCTGATCACGCGCCACCGGCCGCGCCGCAGCTCGGCGTACAGGAAGTGCGGGAAGTTGCCGGAATCAGACCAGCGGATGGCCAGGTAGCGACGGTTGCCCGTTCTACGCCGGCGCCAGAACAGCGCGACCGCGAAGAACAGGCAGTTGGTCATTTACGTGCCTTGCTGCGCTTGACGCCCGGGTCGGCGGCGGGCGTAGCTGCAGCTGCCGTTGTCGCGTCGGATGGGTGCGAGGTCGCAGTGGGCGTGTGCTCCACCTGCTTCGCGTTGGCGCCGCGATACTTAGCCACGCTGCAGTCTTCCACCAGGTGTCTCGCGAACTCGGGGCTGGTGCGCAGCACTGCGCCCGAATTTAGCGTGCCGTACTGCGCTGTGATCGCCTGCCCGGTGATCTCAATTTCTACCTGTTCCATGAAATCTCCTCATGGGCCGGGCGAGGCCTCCGCCCGGCCGGTGGTTATGCCGGGGTCAGGTCGCCGTAGCGCGCCGCAGCGGGTTTTTCGACGGTCAGCGCAGCACGACGCATCGCACGCACGCTCACCAGACCGAGCTGGAAGTTGTTCTCGTCAGAGTCCGAGAGGTCCAGCGCGATGCCTTCGCGGTTGTGTAACGTGGCCGCCTGCGCCAGGCTGCCCACCCACACCATGTCGATGGGCATCGCGTTGCTGGCCACAACAGGCAGACCGAACAACATCGGCGCCACAGCGGAGCCCGGATCGCCCAGGATGCAGCGGCCCTGGGAATCTTTGGTCAGACGCAGGGTCCACCAGTCGGCCGTATTCAGAACGATCACATCCGCCGGGTAGTCGGCCAGCGCGCAGTCGCCGATCATCTTGCCGATCAGGTCGAAACGGTTCGTCGGCGACAAGCTCAGGGCCGTCAGGCTGGCCGCCGTGTAGCCGTGCGCGGTGAAGTTGCCTGCATTGGTCAGGCCGCTCAGGTTCGGCGTGGTGCCGTTGCCGGACACAAGTTGGTTTTCGACGCGCAGGTTTACGCCGTAGACCATGCGGCGGTTGATGTAGGCCGCGAGCGCGGCATTATCCATCGCCAGCTGGCGCGTGATCTTGATGAAGTGCGCGATGTTCTGCACCGGCATTGTGCCTGGGGTGAACGTGATGCTGGACTGACCGATTTGCGTGCCCTCGGCCGCCTCGGCCGCGGCATTGGTGAATACGTTTTCGCGCACCCAGTCGATGGCGTTCGACGACGTCGGGATGGAAACCAGCAGGTCCTCGATGGTGAAGACGCGGAATGCACCTTCCACGATGCCGGGGCGGCGCTCGCTGAAGGTGTTGCCGATCGCGTTGGTGACCGTGTTCTTCACTTCCAGACCGTACGAGCCGCGGCTGGTCTTCTTCTGGAAGTCGCCGTAGCCGGCGCCCTTCACAAACTGCTCACCCCAGCTCTCCGCCGCCGGTTTGTCATCGGCCGGGGCGGAGGCCTTTTGCTCCACAGCGAGCAGGCGTTCGGCCAGCGTGCGCTGCTCGATGCCCAGGTTCTCGATTGCGTTCTTGGTTTCGGTGGAAATCTTGCCCAGGTCCTTCAGTTCAGCGTCAGCCTTGGTCGACATGTCCTTCAGCTTGGTTTCCACGCCATCCAGCGCCTTCATGATGGCGGTGCCATCGATCTCGCCCGTGAACAGCAGCGCCGACAGGCCGATCGCATTAGCCGCATCGTGGCCCAGTAGTGCGGGGACGTCGATGCCGGCCGCCTGGGCGCCGCACAGGATGGCCGCGAAGCCCAGCAGCAAGATGCCGCGCAGCGGAATGCCGAAGTACTTTTTGTGTTTCATATGACCCTCAAAATGAAAAAGCCGCCCGTAGGCGGCAGTGGTTTGCGGAATGCGCGTCTATGCGGTTATGCGCTGGATTCGCTCCAGAATCTCTGCCGCCTGCTTCGCCTCATCCTGGCCGGCGGCGTCCCGCGCGCCGAACAGGATTTTGGCGCGGGCGGTCAACGCTTGCGCCGCCCCTTTGCTGAACCCGCTTGCATCCCGCAAGAAGTATTCAAAATCTCGGATCGTTTCGATCAGGGCGATCTCGTCGCTGAACGATTTCACGCTGGCCTGGTCCACCCGGGCGAACTTATCAGCGGGGAACGTCACGATGGACGTTTCCGCCAGACGGGATACTTTTTTGATCGTGCGCCCGCCGGACGTCTCGTCGTAGTCGCCTTTGGTCAGGCTGTAGCCGATCGACATGGAATCGAGTGTGCCGTGCAGCAGCGCAGCGCGAACCTCCTGGGCCAGCTGGTTACCGGGAGTGAATTCGCCGGTCAGCAGCAGGCCGTAGTCGTCCTCGATCGCTTTGGTCCACTTGCCAATCGGGACCTGGTAGCTGTTGTGGTTGAAGAACATCTTCGGCATGCCGTTCACCTTGAGCGTGTCCGCGTAAGCGCCCTTGACGATCGTGTCCCCATAGGAGTCGACATTTCCGAAAGTGGAGGCGTAGCCGGTGAAGGTGCCTCCATCCTCCGCCATCTTCAGTTGCACAGCGGTCAGTGCGAGCAGCTTGTGTTCCATAATTGTTTCCTTGTTATTGCGCGATGTCGTCGCCTCTGCCGCCTGACGCGGGCTTGATCTTGCCGAGCATTTCCAGTGGTACCAGGTTGCTCTGCGCTGTCAGTACGTCAGTGCCCGGAATGAATGGATCACCCTCAAGCTGGCGGATTTCCGCACGAGTCTTGAGACCGTTCTGCACGTTCTTAGCGTTGATTTCCGCGCGATCTTTCGGGTTGCCACGCAACAGCGCGTCCAGGCTGAACTCGGCGACCATGGTGACGCGCTGACGCGGCGTCATCACGCGCTTGCGCACCGCCTGCTCGATATTGATCAGCATCGGACGAATTGCCATGGTGTAGAAGCCTTGGACGATCTGTTCGATGCCAGTGCCCCATGCGGTCACGTTCGCGTGATGCACCAGGACTGGCGGCACGTCAAACCATCGGCATAGTTCCTCTACTCCGTAATTCCGCGTCGCGAGTAGCTGCATCTGCTCCGGCGTCAACGACAACGCCTCGTACTTCATATCGGCTTCCAGGAGGTGCAGGCGCGCCGTGCTGCCTTCGGCCATGTTCAGGAAGTTCCGCGTTACAGTGGCGCGCTGCTCGGGATTGAGGACCTTGTCTATCATTAGGATGCCGGTTGGCTTGCCACCCGATGCGAATAAGCTACTCGCCGCGCCCTGGGCCTTCGCCGCCTCGTCTGTCGTGGCGCGCATGAACTCAAGCTTTGCCAGCCCCTCCGTTCCATTGCCGAGATTTTTTATGTGCAGAACACTCGATGCGTCCAGCACCGCGATGTCATTGCCGAAGGAATACAGGTAGACCATGGATCCGTCCGGCAGCACGCGGCTCTCGGTCTGGTCCGCCGGCATCGGCCATAGCGCGAGGGCTTCGCCTTGGGCGTCCCTGTCGATGCGCGCGTAGGCGCGGCCGCGCAGGTCGTGATTCATCATCATGGCGCGCCAAAATTCGAGTGGCGTCATGCGGCTATTAGGCGAATCGTGCAGCAGCTGGTACAACCGACTTGTGCGCGCCAGGGTCTTCTCCCCTCCTTTTTGCTGGTAGACGAAGAACGGCAAGCTGGCCACCGTCGTCGCTCGGCGGTCGATGCACGCCCAGATAGTGCTGATCTGCAGGGCGCCATCGACACCCACGTTCGCCAGGTCGGGGATGAGCGAGGTCCCGGGTACTGGCATCTGCGTACCAGGGGTCTCGGATATGGCGCCGCCGCGCCCCAGCCACCGGCCGGTGATCCATGATCCAATCGAATTAAGCAGGCTCATGTGCTGATTGGTGCGTTAAGGTAGTCATCGAGATTCCCGTCTTGTTCTGCGCCCGAAATGGCCCGGGCTACACCCATAAGCGAGGCGAGGATGCCATCGATTTTTTGGTGAGCTTTTTCCTTGCGAGGATAAATATTGTCCTTCGCGTCCAGCTTGGCGACCACGTTTGCGGCCATCCAGGTGAGAACCGGATTACCGTCGTGGTGCACGCGGCCGGCTTTCACTGCGGCCTCGAATTCCTTCATCGGGAGCGACAAGTTCTTCACCGTTTGCCCCAATTCGACTGCGAGGACTCCATTTTTGGTAAGCCTCTGTTCCAGCTGCGCCGCGCGGTATGGGTCGAACACCACTTCGTCGGGCCCGTACTCAGCTACCAGAGCCAGCGTATCCTCCTCGATCAGATCGAAGTCGATCTCCGCGCCGTCATGCTGCAGCAGGAATCCTTCGATCACCCACTTTCGATAGGTGTCTTGGTTTTTCGTGTCACCTTCGATCGCGGCCTCTGGCAGGTAATAGCTGCCAAAAAGGTAGAAATGCTGCTTGCCGTCGATGATCCGCACGAACATCAGCATGATCACGCACACGTCCGAGCGGCTGGCCAAATCCAGCGTCAGGTAGCAGCGCTGGCCCTTGAATTGCTCCGGCCGCAGCTTGCGGTCAGCGCACTTGCCCCACTCCAGCAGATTGAGCCACGCCGACTTGGCCGCGCACCAGATGTTCAGGTGTTTGGTCTTGAAACGGGTCTGCTTAGACGCGCTTTGCGCCGCCTGGCGCTGCTGGCTTAGGAGATAATCCTCGCCAACAGAGACGCCATAATTCGGGTTCGCCTTCCGCAGCGCCGCCGGCGCGTCCCACTTATCGTCCTCGTCTATCGAATAGATGATTGCGAACAGTTCTTCGTCATCAAGCACGCCTTCAAGCATGCGTTTCGCGTCACTCTCCTGGTCGAAACAGGGGCCCGCGATGTTGAAACCGGAGGTCGTGATCTCCAGCAGGAGCGGTTGGTCGCGAGCACCCATGCCGGTTTCCATGGTATCGACCAGGTCGCTGGTGTCGTGCTCATGGAATTCGTCCACGATCGCGCACGAAGGCGACGAGCCATCACCAGGTTTGCCAATGACCGGCTCGAATCGGGAGCCATCCTCGGGCGTCACGAGCGCCTTGGCCCACACCTCCGCGCCAATGCATTCGCGCAGCTCCGGTGTGCGCTCGAGCATCTGCCGCGCCGGACGGAACACCTCCCAAGCCTGCCGTTCGGTAGTCGCGCCGGAGTACACCTCAGCGCCGAACTCGCCATCGGCAGCGAACATGTAGAGGCCGATGCCGGCCGCGATGATCGACTTGCCGTTCTTCCTGGGTACGGCGATGTAGGCCTTGCGGTAGCGGCGGCGCCCATTCTTCCGGTGCTTCCAACCGAAAATCACGCAGAAGATGAACGCCTGCCACGGCCGCAGGACAATTAGCTCCTTTTTTTGAGCCCATTTTCCCTTGGTATGGGGCAGTAATTCGATGAATTCGCACACCGACTGGGCGTCAGCGACGTCGAATTTGTACTTGGCGCGAGCCTTCTTGCTCTTCTCAAGGTCGGTTAAATGCCGCTGGCACGCCAGTTTTACCCATTTACACGCATCGATTTTCCCCGCCACCACCTCGCGGGCGTAGCGATTCGCAGCTGTAACGTGGGGATTTGCCATGTATCACGCAGCGCCTCGCTTCTTTACAAGCTTTTTGAATGAGTTTGCCGCTTCCTTTTTCGGTGCCTTCACCTTCGACCGGTCCGATGGCGTCATGCCGAAACGTCCGAGCAATGAATCGAGCCGGGCCAGCTTAGCTGCCGGAAATTCTAGGTTCACCCGGAAATCCGCCAGCAGCACCGCGGCGATTTCCAGCGCAATGCGGTCCGCACTGCCAAGGACGCCGGCGTGACACGTCCGTGCAAAATCCCGCCAGGCAGCGCACTGATCTTCGGTGAAACACTCCGGCGGATCGCCGATTTCACCTTCAGATTCGGGCTCATCCGGGCGCGCACGGTTCGGATTTTTCTTGAAGGCGCCGCGCGCATCAAGCACGTTCGAGGGGGTGCGAGGTCTGCCCATGGTCGAAAATCCAAAACACGAATTTTGTGGAAATAAAAGTTTGATTACCCAATCGGTCCTACGCGGATACGACCCAGACTTTTGACCCGCCCCCACCCCTTTCCGTCTGCGTCTTCGCGGCGTGACAGGTTGGGCAGGCCGACTGCAGGTTCGATTGGTCCTCGATCTGGTCTTCCGTCCATCCCAGCGCGCGCGCATGCTCCTTGTTGACCTTGTGGTCGACCTCGCGGGCGACGAAGGTGCAGCCTGGACCCTTGATCTGGCACAGCCCACAGTCCCGTGATAGCACGCGGGCGCGGCGCTTGCGCCAGTCGGCGCCATACCCACGCTCGCTGCTGCTCTTGTCGCCGTGCGAGCGGTTCCATCCAACGGCCTGCTGGGCGTGCTTTGCGCAGTAGCCTGGCTCATCGACCAGGGCGCCGCACGCCACCTTGCGGCAGACAGTCTTAGGCCGTGCGGCCATCGCTTGCCACGACACTGAGCTGCGCCATCGTCACGCCACCATCCAGGATGAGCACTGGTACAACACGCCCCAGCGATGCGCAGACATACTCGGTCACGCGTGCGTGCTGCTCGACACTAAGCGGACTCGGAGTGGTCAGCACAAG